GTGTAGGGCCGCCCGATTCCCAGACCGTGATGGCTTCGGGGTCAAACAGTGAGGCCGTGCCATCCGGTGCACCCGGCAGAAGCTGGACGGGAACCCGCAACAGGTCGCCGACAGTGGCGGTCAGGTCGAAACTGCCCAGGGTATCACTGCCCTTGCCGGAGAGATCAAGGAATCGGTTACCGGTATCCTTTAACGCGACCAGCGCTTTAGCGACATCCTTGGATACGATCAGTTTGGACATGGCCGCATTACGGTCATCCATGATTTCCGCAGCGTCGAGCAACAGCCCCGCCCAATCGTCGGGTGTCATTGCAGTCAGCGTTTTGGACACCGTGATGTTGTTGGCGTTTTCCGTCGCGTCTCGTTGTGAAGTGATCAGGTCGTAAGTGAAGGAGCGTGCCTTCAGTTCGGTTGCTTTGGCGTAGGCGTTCCTGAGTGCTTTGAGTGCGGTATTCAGCATCGGGGTGGTGGAACGCTCGATAACCTGACGGCTCAGTGTCGTGTACCCGCCGTAGGTTTCGATATCTGCTGATTTGGTGCCGAATTTAACTTTGCCGAACTTGAGCGCTTCGCCTTCGGATTCCTGCTTTGCAACGGTGGTGGTGTCCTCGGTGACGACGTTGTATTCCATGCTCATGCCCTTGTCGGGGAGCGCGTCGTGGGTGAGAATGTTCATCAGCTTGCGCCGCTGCTCGATCAGTCGCAGATCATCGGCAATCCAAGCGACGGTGTTGCCGGTGTCTCCCGTGCTGATCAGATCGCGGGTTTGGTTCATCAGGTCGATTGCGGCCTGGTCCCCCTTGGCGAGAGCTTGCAGGTAATCTGCCTGGGAACGGTATTCGCTGCCCAGCGTCTTGACCGGTGCGGGGTTCAGGCCCTTCGCCAGTGCGGTCTTCATGCTGCGATATTCCTCTTTGATGGAGGCGAATGCTTCTTCGATTTCCTTGTCCATGTGTATGTCCTCTGGTTCGTTGGTTGGTTGGGGTTTGTTCGAGCGTTGGCTGGTGATATGGGCCTGCGGGTAGGCGGGAATACCGGTGACTGCGACCTCGTAGAGGTCCACGGCTTTGCGGTGCACTTCCATCACCCCGTCATCGCTGTCCACGATGATGTTTTCGACCGGGTTGAATCCAACGGAGAAGGCGTCGTATACGCCGTCGCGGATGAGGCTGATGGCCTCTTGTGCGGCGCGAGTACTGGACAGTTTCGCAGTGATGTGCAGACCGTCGTCCTGCACCGTGCGGCTGGTGACCTTGCCGATGAGCTGGCCGTGGGAGTCGCTGATTTTCACGTCACGCGAACCGAAATCGCAATCGGCGTCGATGACCTCGGCGTAATCGGAGAACAGCTTGTACCTGGTGTTGAACGGGACAGCGATGCCTTCGAGTTCGGTGCCATCCCCGGTGTTGTCGCCAGTGTCCCGCATTTGCAGGCCTTTGATGGTGAGCGCTCGGGCTTCCATCAGGCGTTGGTCTTCACTCATTGCTTGCCTCCACATTGGTTGGTTCGGGTGTCAGGGGTGGCATGCCTTCGCGTTCGCGTACGTCGTCGATGGTGAGCCACTTCGAGTCGAGCGCGGTCTTGTAGGCGTTGAAACGGTCGGCCATGTCGGCTCGACGGCTGGAATCCCAGTCGAACTTCGCTTCCCTGCCCCTGGGCAGCAGCGTGGCGAACAGTTCTTCGATCTCTCCGGTGTATGCGGAGAGTGTGTAGTCTGCGAACTCGATCCAGCTTTGCTCGATGTTGGAATAGGTGAGGTTGCTGCCATCGACGGCGGCGAGCATGATGCTCGCTGGGATGCCCAGCAGCCGGGCGATTTGTGTGGTGTCGAACTTCTGTGTTTCGAGAAATTGCAGGTCGGCGGGTTTCATGTCGAGCGGCACATAAGAAAGGTTCGATCCCATGACTTTGATGTCACCGGCTTTGCCCGACGCTTTCCAGTCCTGCTTGGCCTGGGTCGCCGATTCCTTAGTGATTTTCTGGTCTGACTTCAGGTACCCTTTGAGGTTCGAGGAATCCGTGTAGAAACGGGCCTTGTAGTCTCGGGCCATCTTCGCGCCCTCGACTTCCTCGCGGGCCGCGCTGATGGGTCCCAATCCGCGCAGTCGGCCTGGCACGTTCAGAAACTTGCAGTGCACGATCTGGTCGGTCTGGTAGTCGTGCCCGAGGTATGAGTAACGCAGTTTCGGGCTTGCGGGGTCGGTGCCATCGTCGGACACCACCACCAGCGAGGGTGGCAGCACCTCGCAGGATACGATCTCACCGTCGAAACGCACCAGACGGACGAACGCGTTGCCATCGAGCACCATGCTGGCCACCATGTCGGCAAGGAAGTCGCGGCGGCTGCGGTTCACGTCCGGTTTGGTGACCAGGCTGCTGACCGTGTTGAGTTTGATACCCGAGCGCATTTCATGAATGGGCAGTCCGGTGATGGCAGTCTGCAACACCTGCACGCCACGAAATACGGTGCTCAGTGAGAGTGGATCATAGGAGCTAGAGCGTGATGGCGGCATGATGCCTTCGGGGATGTCGTCGAGGGCTTCGGCGCCGCGCGTCATGATGCTCCCCGCGAATCGCATCCGTTGCCATAGATTCATGTTGCTCATGGCTCATAGTGATAGCTGCGAGGTGGGCATCACGTCCAGATTTTCGGGGTCACAGAGGTTCAGGGAGGTTCACAGAGGTTCACAGGGGTTCAGAAGATTTGCAGTGGTCCGTCCGAGTCTGGCTGGTGGGACATTCCCCAGGCGGCGAGCATGCACGATTCGAGCGGAGAGGTCAGACCGGTGCTGCCGCGTCGGGTGATTCGCCAGGCATCACCGCTCCATGTCTTCGCGCAGTTGGCGGCCGAGTCGTCCAGGTCGATGTCGGTCGCGTGGAGGATGGTGCCGTTCTGCAACCCGGATACATACGATTGGCCTACTGCCAGATAGTCGCCCGCGCCCATGTCGCAGCAGTCGATTAGTGGCTCGTCGTTGTGGTCGAGCATGCTGTGCAGCCGGTCGGATAAATCGGCGTTCGGCCCTCGGTCATCCATGATGAGTGGAGCGTGGTATTCGGTGCACAGTCGTTGGATGTACGCGGGTGCCTGCCCTGTTCCAGCCAGTATCTTCAGCAGTTGCGTCGTAGTGGTGCCGTCATCGTTGGCGATGGCCACGCTCACACTGGTATGCGAGGCGTCGATATCGACTGCCGCTCCGAACATGATGGGACGGTTCCCTAGAGCACTGGCATCCACTGGAGCGGTCTGTGTGCTGTTCCAGATGTCGGCTGGGATGGCACGGTCGGAGATGCCCATGTCTCGCCGGTTGCCGAATGCCCTGGCCCAGCCTGCGGCGTCGTCGCCGAACTGTTCGCGGAACTGTTTGAGTTGGCGCATGTCCCAGAGCAAGCCAGCAGCGGGATGGTAGCGCATGATCGTCTGGAGGTCTTCGGGGTCGGCATCCGGGGGGATGCCCCAATCGAACCAGCAGGTGTGTTCGGGTATCCTGCCTTCGCGCAGAGCGTCGATGCGGGGATTGAAAAACGTGGATTCCGCCGTGCCCTCGGTCGATGCGATCCACAATTGCGGTTGCACGCCGGTGGCCTTGAACCTAGTGGCTGTCGTGGGCAGAAAACCGTCCAGGATGGCCTTGCCTTTTTCGGCTGACAATGAGAAAGCCTCATCGAGGGTGATCTTGTCGCCTTGCACGCCGTGCCCGGCAACTTTGGTGACCGCCATCGGCATGATGACACTGCCGTTCGAGAATGCTTGCTGCATGGCTCCGTTGGAGAGCTTCGGGCGTCTTGCGATCTGAGCCAGTCGTGAGGGTTGCAGCTTCTTCAGGTATTCCTTGAAATGGTCACCGGCATCCTTGCCGGTCTGCGCGAGGTAGTAGACGAAGCGGTTCGGCCCCCACTGCGTGTTACGGGTGTCCTCGGTATCGACCAACGTCGATTTACCCGCCTGTCTGGGCGTTGAGAGCAGCACAGTGTCGTAAAAGTACGTGCCGGTCGTTGGATCTATCTCACCGGCGACATCGGCGACATACCGCTGCCACGGGAGCAATGGTGTGCCGAGCAGTTCCGCGTACGCCGCAACTACGGCGCCATCTGTGTGCCGTGCCGTGTTTCGTTTCGTGCCCGCGCGCAGTGGTGTCACTTCGCGGCCGATTTCTCAATGAGGTCGGCAAGTGAGTCGTCAACCGCAGCTTGTTCGGGGTAGAGGTCGCGCAGCTCGTCGAGCCATCCTCGATATTCTGCCATGTTGCGGCTCGTCTCACGTCCAACGCTGTTCTGCACATCGATGTTACGGGCCAGAGAGACCATGGATTTGCAGATGATGCGCGCGTATGGTGTCAGGTCTCTGTCTTTCACGATGGATTCGATCAGTTCGATGGTCGCTTTTTCCTGATACCGGTCGGTTGATTCGAATTCCTGCATTCCTGGAAGCATTTCCTGCATGCTCTCTCCTTTCGTTGCTATTCCGCCGTTTTCGCCTGTTTTTTAATTGGGTTGGGGGGAGAAAAAACTGGGCGCGGGGTCTTCTGTCCGTCCGCTGATTTAAAAAACCATCACCACTCCGGCCGAACCGACGTCGATGGCGGAGACGAACGAAGACCGAGACGGGCCAGCTCGTCGCGTCTAGCCTTCTGCTTCGCATCCACAAGCTGCTGAGTGATGCGAAGCGCATACCATTGCCGCGCCACAGTCTGCTCGCCATGCGTCCGGCCATGCTCGGTGAGGCGGTCGAACACGGTCTGTGCTCCGGGGTCAACAACATGCAACGAATAGTCGAGAGCTATCCACTCGTCCAGCATGCGAGGGTGGCGCTTGTTGGATGGGATGCTCTTGATCAGCCACACATCCACCGGATCACCCAACCGCACCAGACGGCGATACGCTCCCTGCCACGCGGACTGGGCGGCTGCTACCAATGGTGCAGGGCGTTCCTTGCGGATATCCACACTCGGGCAGATGGAGCTTGCCAGTCGGTCGAAGTCCAACACCAGCGCGTCCGCCGCCGCATGGTCGGCAACATACGTGGTCTTGCCCGCCTCGGGCGGGCCGAGCACCACATGGATGTTCGCACCGTATCCGCTCAGTATCCTGTCCTGTCGGCTCGCGTTGCAATGCTTGCATGCACGACGAATGTTCGCCACGGTATCCAATCCGCCGATGTGGAATGGCCGAACGTGGTCGTCCTCTTCGCCGAGCTTGGTGCAGCCGGGTAGCGATAGCCAGCAGGTGTTGCCCCAACGCTGGATGACCTCGGCTCTGATCAGCGGGTCAATGGTCTGTCTACGTGCCATCAGTTCACCCGGTTCCGTCTGGTATCGGTAATGTACTGGTCCAACGCCCACACTTCGTAACGGATGATGCGCGACGGTTCCAGCCTGACGAACGCAGGACCCTTGCGGTCGTCTCGCCAGCGCTTGAGCGTCGAGACTGACACTCCTATATATTTGGCGGCCTGCGCCGTACTCAGCTTCGCTTTCGGATTCATGGCTGCCTTCCTAGAACAATGCGCTTGACTGCGGTGGTGGTGTGGGTGCCGTGGGACGTGGCTTGTGCGAGAGCTTGGCAATCATCTCGGCAGTCCACCGTCGAAAATCCCTCGAATCCAACGTCCATCCGCTGCCCCTCCGGTACACGCGCAATCCCTTTTCCCTGAGCGCCGCCAGCTCCATCGCATTGTTCAATCGCAAAACCTTCAGCACTTGGAACGCTTCAAGTTCGGTGCAGCCGAACTTGGATGCCTGCTCGTCTATCTTGTTGGCGAAATACTGCAATGCTTGCGCCTGGTCGAACGGGTCACCCCATGCGCTGACCGCTTCAAGGATCGTGGGCTTCGTCTTCAATGCCATAGCTCAGTCCACCAGATAGGCGTACTGGCCACAGTAGCGAGCGAGCATCTTCAGCGCGGATTCGGTATCGTAGGCCTTCATGCCGCTGACCTTCATCGTGTGGCGTGGCAGATTCCCGTCGTGAATGAGCTTCTGCAATTCGTTATCAGAAAGTCCCGAATGCTCAATTAGGTTGTCGCGTCCAACGTATTTGACTTGCTGCTTATTCAAATTGTCAAGGTAGGGGAGCAGTCGCATTGCTTGCTGTTTAATCATCTGGTCGAAGCTGAGTTTTCTGTTTGCCATATTGGTCTCTTTCAGTGTGTTTGATAGTGACTTTTGGGTGGTGGTGCTGGAGAGGTCAAGACCTAATCAGGCCCGACCGAAAGATTTCGGAGGAGTCTGACTGTGTAGGTCTTGGCAAACGGCTTTCGGTATGGAGCCAGCTATCGAATGCAAGAGCGCGCGAACGCGCCGGGAATGGTCCCTCGGGTGGCCGCACAACGTGCGTGATGTCGCCAGATTCCGCCTTAAACGACGCCAATCCCTCGGTCTGGAGCAGAGCTTTGTTTCACTCATAGCGCGACTGCCACGCGCCTGACGTTCCCCGCACCACCGGGGCTAGGTATGGCTAGGGGTACGTCCTACGCCCCATCGCAGCCGTTACATTTTTCTTACCTGGATTTAGGGCCGTCCCGCATCCTCGTAGACTGAACCTTCGCGTCACTCAGCGAAGAAGCCAGCTGATTGAGCGTCGCTGAATCCAACAGCATGAGGCCCTTCACATCGCCACTCTCAAAGCGCAGTGTGAAGAACTCCGGCATGTCTGGCACAACTTCGATACCTATCTTGGTCACAGTGCTCATTCGTCACCTCGATCAGCGATCACCATGCCGCCAAACAGAATTGCGGCAGCAAGCAGATACCAGAAGCCAACCGATACGCAGACCACGACCACAGGGATCATTACGCCCACAAGAAGGCATTTAATTGTCGATTTCATAGCCTCACCTTTGAATCTTCGAAGGGTAATTACTGATGCCTGTGAGATAGTCAAGTGAAACGTCGAAGAAAACGGCCATCATGACCAATTCCTCACCCGAGAAGCGTGCTTTACCGCGCATCTTGTTGCTCACTGCTTGTTCCGTTACTCCAAGAAGGCGTGCCAGATCACGTTGTGACGTATCTGAAGACTTCAACATTTCAGAAATCCGCTCAACGTAATTACATAATTGTTGTTTCACTAAACACATGATTTAGAGAATAAACAAAAAAGTAATTACTGTCAACTTAAAAATGATGGTAACTTAACGATTTGTGTAGTATTCTAATGAAATATGACAATGACTATGAAGACAGCAACAGTGCAGGACATTAATTATCAAAGCCTCGTAGCGAGAAATGTAAACCAGATTCTGCAAGCACGCGGGTTAAAAAAGAAATACCTAGCGGATGCGATGGGTGTCGCTCCTCAAGTAATTGCTCGCCATCTCACTGGTAAAGCTGTATGGAGCATAGATGATGTGTGCAATGCCGCAAGATTTCTGCATGTATCCATCGAAACTTTACTCAAGCCAAGCTTGACCGCTGTGGAAATCCTAGGATATGAAGAAACCGCCGCTCCCGATTGGGATAACGGCGGTCTGAAAGTAGCGGGGTCAGGATTTGAACCTGAGACCTCTGGGTTATGAGCCCAGCGAGCTACCGAACTGCTCCACCCCGCGACGGCCGCCTTGCGACAGCTCTATCTAC